TGGTATCATCGGAAAAGGGAAAAGAACAGACAACTTCTAAGTTCCTTCTTCATAAATACAGGAAAAGGCATTCTGGCATCAGAGTGTCTTTTTCTATGCGATAAAACCGGGATGAGAGGTGGTGAAGGGTGAATGATGAAAATCTAAAAGGATATGGATTTCATGAACGAACAGCGAGTGAACAGCGAGAACTTGCTGTTATGGGCGGTAAAGCATCGGGTGAAATCAGACGTCGGAAGGCGGACTTCCGAAAGACTCTAAACATGCTCCTCACTACAGAAATAGATAGTGGTGAGTATAAGCCAATCCTGGAAGCATTGGGAGTGGAAAGCACTTTGGAATCAGCTATGTTAATGTCGATGATAAAGGCGGCGCTTGAAGGAAATGTCAAGGCTGCTTATTTTATTGCTCAGTATGCAGGTCAGTCAGACAGACCAGACGAAGAGATCAAGAATCGTAAAGCGGATACAGAGCTAAAACACGCACGAAAGCAGGCTGTGACCGGCGAAAATGAAACAGAAGAGGCCCTTGATAAACTGGATGATATCCTAAAGGAGATGCGGGATAATGCAGCTAAGCAAGAAACAGAATGAATATATCGTTAATGCGACGCATCGGTGGAATATTAAGTCCGGGGCGGTCCGTTCCGGGAAGTCTTTTGTTGATACCACTTTTGTAATTCCCTTTCGGATAAGGGAACGGGCGGGCAAACCAGGATTAAATGTTATTCTTGGTGTATCAAAAGAATCCATAGAAAGGAATGTATTGCAGCCGATGCGTGAGATTTATACGAATAAGCTGATTGGAACGATTAATAACCGAAACATAGCCAGACTCTGTGGGGAAGATGCCTATTGCTTAGGCGCTGAAAAAATAAGTCAAGTAGCAAAAATACAGGGTTCATCTATCAAATACTGTTATGGGGACGAGATAGCAAAGTGGAACAAGGAAGTATTCCAGATCTTAAAATCCCGCTTGGATAAGCCGTACAGTTGTTTTGATGGTTCATGTAATCCAGAGCATCCGACACATTGGTTAAAGGATTTTTTAGACAACCCGGAACTGGATATTTACCTACAACAATATACAATTTTCGATAATCCCTATCTTCCAGAAAAATTTATAGATCAGTTATGCAGAGAATACACTGGCACGGTCTATTATGATCGTTTGATACTTGGGTTATGGAAACGGGCAGAAGGGGCGATATACAAGAAATTTGCAGACAATCCTCAGGCGTTCCGATGTGAGATAGTAGAGCGCTTATCAAGGGATTCGGAAATAAAGCAATTTCAGAAGAATGATATTGTATCCATTGATATTGGCATTGACTTCGGCGGTAATCAGTCCGGACATTCCTTTGTAGCAAGGGGGTATACCGATGAGTATAGGCAGGTTATTGCGCTAAAATCTCAGCGTATCATGGCAAAGGATGAAAATGAGGAGATAGACAGTAACCGTCTGGATCAGTTATTTTGCGGCTTTGTCCAGGAAGTTATTGATGAATATGCTGTTTGTAGTAAGAATGGAATCTATATTGAGTATTGTAACGTGGAATCCGTGTTCTGGGATAACGCAGAAAGCGTATTGGGGAACTCTATCAGAAATGCAGTAGATAAGGAATTTCCCTGGATCTCTGTCAGGCCTGCAAAGAAACGAGCGATAAATGACCGAATCAGGTGTACTGTCCGGCTCATGGGAGCAGGGCGTTTTTTTATTACGGATGACTGTGAGTCACTTGTGACCGCGCTTTCAGATGCAGTATGGGATCAGGAAAAAGCTGAAAAAGATGAGCGTCTGGATGACGGGAGTACGGATATCGACAGTCTGGACGCATTTGAGTACACGATAGAGAGGGATATGAAATATCTGATACAAGAGGTGGAAGATGTTTGACGGGTTAAAAGGAGTTTGGGAAGGGATAAAAAACATGTTTGGATATACGACATTAAAAAATATTGCCGGGCAAGAAATAGCCCTGTCAGAGTCCATGATAGAAGCGATAGGGGAATGGAAAAATATGCTGGATGGAAAAGCCCCATGGGCGGCAAGTTATGTGAAATCGCTTAGGATTGAGTCTGGGATATGCCGAGAATTTGCGGATGCTGTATTAGTTGAAATGGAGACAAGCGTAAGTGATACACGCCTGGATAAGGCATACCAGAAAGGGATTCTGGATCTGAATGAGAACCTACAGGAAGGAATTGGATTGGGCTCTTTTGTACTAAGGCCAATCGGGTCAGATATCACAGAATGTATTATGGCCGACCGAATTATACCAATACGGTTTGGGGATGACGGAAAACCTCTGGATATCGGATTCCTTTCTACAAAAAGAGTTGGACAGTCAGATTTCTATACAAAATTTGAGCGTCATTATTTTGTGGATGGGAACCTGACGATTGAAAACAAATGCTATCATTCGCAATCGGAAACCTACATTGGTTCGCCTTGCAAGCTTGCAAATGTGCCAGAGTGGGCGAATATCAACCCGGGGCCTGTTACCTACCCAGGGATGACACAAATGGATTTTGGATACTATAGAAATCCTGTGAAGAATAAAGTGGATGGCTCAAACTGTGGAGTATCCATATTTGATTCTGCAAAAGAGCTGCTTGAGAAGGCTGATATACAGGGAGCCCGGCTTGACTGGGAGTACGAGTCTGGGGAACGTGCAATTCATGTGGATAGTAGAGCGTTAAAAAAGAAAAGGTCCGGCGGTCTTGGCATGGCAAAGCTAAATGCTCGCCTATACCGGGGACTTGAGCTGGAGGACGGAAAAATCAAGGACTTCGCCGCCCTGGAGGCCCTAGTGAAGGGCGATTTCTCCGGCCTGGTGAGCACCACCACAACCACCGGCGCGAATACTGCCCACCCGCCCGCCAACAACGGAGGCGAGAAGAAGGACCCTGTAAACACACGGGCGGCGCAGATTGCCGCACAGTACCACAACAATCTCTACGGAGAACTCAAAAAGGAGTGACAAAAAATGTCTTTTATCGGAAGCACCCAGAAGGGGCAGACCTATGCCCCCGGCTGGTTCCTGGCCAACAATGAGAACTGCACCCGGGAGACCCGCCAGATCGCCCAGGCCGGCGCGGTCACCGGCCCCAATGGGGCCAAGTACGTCAAGATGGGCACCGTGTACCCCGCCAATGACAACACGGCGGAGGGTATTGTCTATGAGGACGTGGATGTGTCCACCGGCGATATGCCGGGCAGCGTGGTGACGGCTGGGGAGATCTACGAGGACCGTCTGCCCGCGGCTCTTGCGGAGGCGGCAAAGACGGCTCTGTCTGGGAAGGGCTTTGCCTTCAAGACGGCCCCCTCCGTGACCAGGCCCTACTGAGAAAGGAGAGAAAATCATGCCTATTTGGAAGGACAACATTCTGGGCCTTGTGCCGGAGCAGGATTGGATGAGCATCGACTTTAACCCCGCCCGGCAGAACGACCCCATCGACGGTCTGTTTGACGATGTGCGGACCGACAACTTGGTGGCCTACTGGCAGACCATTGCGGCGGAGTATCAGATCCCTATGATGGCCCAGTTCCACGCCTTCGACACCGAGGCGCAGACCACCTTCCGGGTGCCTGTGGATACCCACTACATCGAGAAAGGCCTCGTCAAGGTCAAGATCAACCAGTCTGAGCGGATGCGGGCGCTGCTGCGTTCCGGCGTTCGGGAGGACGCCCTCTACGATTACGTCATCCGGGACGGCGCACGGCTGGCAGAGCAGGTAATCACCCGCTCCAAGGTGGCGAAAAATGAGCTGATGGCCACCGGCAAGATCACCATTAAGGAGAACAACCTGAATCTGTCCCCGGACTACGGCGTGACGGAGGAGCAGACCTCCTTCGAGCTGGATCTCTCTCCGAACGCGGACGTCACCGCCCAGATTCAGGCTATTGTGGACGCCGCTCTGGCAAAGGGAGTCACCCTCACGGGGCTCCAGACCTCCCGGAAGAACCTCACCAAGATGCGCAATAACGCCTCCCTCCAGAAGGCTGTCAACGGCAGTATCGGCGCGGGTGCTCTTCTGTCCGCTGGGGCGCTGGAGTCCTATCTGGAGACGGAGTTTGGCATCGGCAGAATCATCACCAATGATCTGACCTATGGCGCGGAGGCGGACATTGGGGAGGATGGCAAGCCCAAGATCACCACAGCCCGCTATTACCCCGATAACAAAGTTACCTTCTTCGCGTCCAACCCGGCGGGCCGACTGGGGACGTGCGCCTGGGGAGATCCGCCTGAGGCCACGGTGGGCAGCCTGACCACCGCATCCGCCAGCGAGGAGAGCCCCTATGTGTACATCGACCAGTGGACAGAGGACGATCCTAAGGTTCTGTGGACAAAGGCCAGCGCCCTGTTTATCCCCGTGCTGTACAACCCTTCCAGCCTGTGGATTGCCACCATCAAGGGAACGGAGTCCTCCACAAGAAGCGCTCAAACAGAGCCCCAGGCGGAGTCTGCCACGAAGATCAGAATGACCAGCAAGTAAAAAAGGTGGAAAATATGGAACTCAAAGACACAATCGCCATGATGGAGAGCGCCGACTATAAAGAGCGGTTCAAGGCCGAATATGAGCAGTTGCGTATCCGCTTTGAGAAACTGAACGCAATGCTTAGCAAGTGGGATGCCGGCACGCTTCCGTTTAACCCCACTTGTCCGAGAAGCACATATAACATCCAGGTTCGGGCTATGGCAGACTATCTTGCTGCCCTGGAAGCACGGGCCGTTATGGAGGGCGTAATCCTGTAATAAAAGGAGGGCGGCGCGATGCTGGAACAGATTCTGACAGAGCTCCACAACTGGTTCCGGGTGCGGGATGGGTTGAACGGAATTCATCCCGGCACCTATACCATCGAGGACGGCGGCATCACGCTGCCCTTCCTTCGTGACGGGCAGTATTTCCGCATCTGCGGCAGCGTGTTCAACGACGGACTGCACCAGTACGGCCCCGCAATGGAGATATTGCAGGATGAAACCTTTGACGGGGCTGTCTGGGCGTTGGCTATCCCCAAAACCGTGGTGGATCTGGCCGGAGAGATTGCCGCATGGCAGGAAAAGTACGGGGCGGTCATTGACAGCCCGTACACCAGTGAGAGCTTTGGCGGCTACAGCTATAGCAAGGCCAGCGGAGCCGGTGACATTGCCGGTTCCGGCGGCTGGCAGGCGGCGTTCCGGACCCAACTGAACCCATACAGAAAGTTGAGGGAGATTTGATGGAACTGTCCGCGTTGACAAACGCGTTTCAAACTCTGATAGGCGCAGACGGCGACT